TAGTTAATCCTATTGCTAATTCTCTGGGTTTAATCGCATACCCTTTTCTTTGAGTCATAATCGCTAAATCTTCTTTCGTGGTAGTTAAAAGCCATGAAGGGATTGTATCGTAAACGGTTGGTTGGGTTAAAATAATCGAATTATCATAATCTGAAAATTTCCATTTATTAGTATAGGCAGTATCAAGTGTTCCAATAGTTCCGCTTTGCCCCATTGCTGCGATGCTACAAAGCACAATGAGTATGGTTAGGGTTGTTTTCATTTAGTCTAAGGTGATTGGGGTTATACTGTATCTTCTTATTAACTCAAGTCTTTTCTCTAATGGAGTATTTAAAATCACGTTATCCCTATCCTTTTCAATCTGGATTCGGGCGTATTCATGGATAATTTGTATTTCGTCATCCGTAAATTCTGCTGCTATGATTTGTTTAACTGCTTCTTCCGCTTTCATCTTTCTGTTTTATTAAGTTCTTCGATAAGGGCATCGGCCTGTGCTATTGATATTTTAGCAATACGTTCTACGTGATCGAAATTAAAATCATTAGCCCCCCATGCACATAGTCCTTGCATAGCAAGCCCTGCAAAATGTTCACGTTTGGTTAGTCCTGTTGCGAAATATGAGAATTGAGATGTTTGGTTTCCTATAATATTCCCATCAACAATAGATACTTCAACTGGTGATGCAGGTTCGTTTGGGTTTGTTTTCATCTTTCTTTATGGGTTAGTGATTAAAAAAGTTAATGCCATAATTGCCATACCTAATACAAACCCACGAATAAAATCAATGAGATTAAATTTAGTTTTGCCAATAGCAATACCAAGTTTTAAGTAGTGTTCATCATCGTCTTTATTGAATTTAATCTCATAAGTATATCCGTATTCATCAGAACCGATAAACTTGGTCATTCTAATTTTGTAACCTTTTTCTTTTGATTTCATGTTAATTAGTTTTAAAACGATGTCTTTCCATCAGTCCATACCATTCAGAGTTATAGCATAATACGGCATCAAGGCGCAATGTTTAATCCCCTACCATAAATCTGGAAAAGTATTAAGAAACTCTTCCTTATCGACTAGCTCAGTTTTATCGTAGATCTCCTTATAAAATCCCTTCTCCTCTATAACTATTTGATGAAGAGCCATGATGCAGTTAGCAGCCAGGGACGTAAGGTCTTCTCTTACGGTTTCTTCATCACCCTCAAGTAAAGCCTTATGAAGATCCAGGTAGTGTCTCATGATTGATGGGAGCACATCTTCTACCTTAATACCCTTAAAGTAATTTGTAGGACCAAAGTCATTCTTGTTATTACTGAAATGCTTAGCTATTTCTTCTAAGGCATATGGGCTAATGTAGTCAGGTCTGATACGTCCTGTATCATCACTTCGTACAGCGCCACTAGGGAAGCGTCTTATCTTATCACTTGACATATAGTATTAGTTTTATGGTTTTTTAATCTGCAACTAATATCGTATATTTTTTCAACACTAAGAAATATATTTGTAATTTAGAATGTTTCTAAACTTTAAAACCAATAAGGGAAGTGGTGTTTTATATTCTCATTCTTTTTAATGTTGAAAAATCTAAATCCGGATTTGGCATTACAGAAGTTAGCCTTTACCCACTGAGATGGTGGAGAGAAAGCAGGGTAGTTATAGTACTGAAAATCAGTGCTTGTGCTATCATCGAATAGAGATAGGTGTGAATCACCCTTACTAAATTCAATGAAATTACCATCATACAATCCATTCTCTTTTAGATAGTGATCAATTTTCTTAGCTTGCTTATCATCCAGGTGTGGCTTAAATCCAAATTTTAAAGCCTCAGAATCTTTTCCATGGCTCTCAACTATCGTATGCTTACCAATCTTAAAATGATCTATAAATTTCTTCTGGGTTTTAACCTTAACTTTTTCAGGATACCTCTGCTCTAATATACCCTTTACTGTCTGAGAAACAAAGTAACTAAAAACTCCAGAGTGATTATCTTCTACTAAAAAGTTATATCTTATCTCATTATAGTCATCTACTAGTGAGTCTACAAGTCTTAAACTAAAGGAAACACCTATATCAAAAGCCTCCTTATCGTTCATATTCTGCGGCAGATCGTGTCCCTTCCTGGTTGTTTGACCACCAAGACCATCCATGTAATCACCTAAATTACTGATAATGAGAAGCTCTGACTTTTGATATGTCTTTGCATGTTGAATCATTAAATCCAATCTTCTAAACAATTCAGCCTCATCCCATTTGCCATCATACAATGGATCGCCATTACCGTTTACATCCATAGCAATATGCACATCTGCAAAAACTAATCTATCAAACCAGTCACCTGAAAAGGTATCTGGAGAGGTATCTAACTTTTTTACATCAGACTTAATAGGTACTATATACTTAGGGATTATTTCATCTAAGTGTTTATCTACATCTATTGTTGAGAGCTCATCAGGTGTGTAAAAAACAATATTATAAAACGGTATACCTGAGTGGCTTATTAGTTTATAGCTCCTTATCTTGCCGGCATCAAGGCCATAGAATGAGCAATACTGCTCAATATTCATTAAGGAATTATCATCAGCTATAGCGGTAAAACCTTTTATTGACCTATGGCTATCATTACTGTAGTTATTACTATCTGTCGTTGAGTCGTTAACTAAATTACCCGATAGCTCGTCACCACCTTCTTCATTTCTTACGGACTGAATCCATCTTCTAACAGTTCTGCCCATTGATTCGTTATATGTTAACCCATTATTGTCACATATATAGCTAACAATCTGACTAGAGTTCAATGTCTTGTCTTCCCTGTACATTTTTATCACATAATCCCTGAACCCCAAGAAAATATTACTTTCTTTATTTCCCATTTTTTATACGTGTATATGTTTATTATTATATAAATAATTTAAGAGTGATCGAAAAAATCATCATCGTCATCTCCTAGTGTTACATAAAAATCAATATTATCTTCCCATTGGAAAAGGCCACCAACATCTCCATCGGTATATAGGACGTGTTTTAATCTACCGTTGTCACTTACATAGATAAACAAACTAAGATTATCATCCCAGTCATCAGGCTTATTAAAACGTATGTTCCACTTCATTAAACCAATCGTTAGGTATTTCTTTATTGGCGTAAAGGTACCCATTCTTAACGCACCAGTCTGAATAGGTAGTTTTAGATCCTTTATTTAATTTAGCTGATGAGTTACTAAAGATAAACCTTATATCCAGATGAGGATGCTGAGCTTTTATTAACAAGTGTTTCTTCCTATCCTCTAAAACAAACCTGCCCTTACTCTCAATTATAATACCATTAGGTAGTACAAAGTCAGGAGTATACGTATGTTTACTCTCAGGTATAACGTAATCTATCTTGGTAGACTCGTAATCAACAGTCAAACCTCTGGAGCTAATCTGCTTAGATACACTATCCTCCAGGCCAGACCTAAATCCTTTCTTCCTGGCAATAGATCTTACCGACACTTTCCTTTTAGCTGATGGTTTTCTTATTTTCTTTTGTGTAACAGACATATTACTTTATAAGTACAGCACTAGCTACGCCAAGGCCTAGACCGACCCAGAAGAGACCCTTATTCTTATCCTTGGTTATATTGAATGATCTAACACCATCAACCCTAACATATGGGTTATGGGTAGTAACTTCAACTACACTTTTTTTACCCTTAAGAAAACCCTTTTGCTTAACCTTATTAAAGGATACTGAGATAGAGTCAGTAAATATAAATCTTTTATGCAAACTATCATCCTTTAGCTCGATGCGAATATTAGCCCATTTATTAATAGTTGTATCTAAAAAATATGGCTTATTGTTTATTGTGTCTACCCTTACAGTATTTACTGTGTCGTATACCGTCTTGGTTGTTATAACCGATGCTGCCGTAGAGCCCTTTTTAAGAAGATCTGAGAGACTTTTATTTGTTGTGGCTAAAACCCTTAACATCGTCTTTTTATCTGCCTCTAGGAGGCTTATTTGAGCCGTATTGGAGTTATCTTTATTCTTTAGATATTTTATAGTATCTTGGAGTGCGTAGAATAGCTCAACCTCTGATTTTAATTGCTGTTTCTTCCCTGAAGGGACCGATGGAGTAAAATAAATAATGATTAGTGATATTAATAGAGCCCCACCAACCCATAGTATCCATTGTTTCATAGCTTATTTTTAATATTAATAATTTAAATATTTAAGCTAAGATAGGAATACTTTTCAGAATAAACAAATTATATACGATAATTATTTTTTTTGACTTTTAAGCGAATTGTTTTCTACTTCTAGCTTCTTAACTGTAATGTATAGCTCCCTTTCCCTGCCTTCCATGTCAGATATTGACTTCTTAAGTGCATCTATTTCTATCTTCATTATAGTTATCTGGTTCTGTAGTTCATCTACCAGGGTTTTGTATGCATCGGATATATAGTTAGCTGCCTCGGCTGAGTGTTTTTTCTTGGTAGCACTATTTGTAAACCATGCAGTAACTGCATTTGAAACGATTAGTATAATAGCTTGCACTAACAGATCTGGATTCATATCGTAATTACTTTTGCTTGTTTATTATTTATATACAAAAGTATTAAAAATATTGATATGATTATGGTAATGGGTTATAGATCAACTCAGTAAAATAAGTAGAACTACTTAGTTCGCTTGGTACACTAAGTGGATCATTAGGGTTCTGTTTATAAGCCCAATCTTCGTAGCCCAACTCACCGAACCTGGCAGCTATTCTTTTGTTATAATAATGCATAATAGTCCTTACTCTGCGCTGAATATCGGCTCTTGTTGCGTTATGTGTATTCTCCCCTGAGGAGTTGTTATATATAGTTTGTATATAACCCAATGCGTTAATATGACAGAATCTTGACGTTAAAAATGTACGGACAATTAATTCGTAATCATCAGCTATGGTAAGTCTTCTGTTGTGACCACCAAGTTGGTAGTATAACTCTCTTCTCCAGGCCCTGATGTGATTAGGGACACCCACAATGTGACGTATAGTCTTAGGGTTTATTGGTGAGGCAACAGCTATATTTAAGCCATCTTGTTGAACGTATTTACCGTAACCGAATGAGAAGCCATCTGGGTATGTTAGTGACTCTCCCTTGTCGTTAATCTCTACACAATTAGTATAGAAGAATCCGCACTCATGGAATTTATTGGCTGCATCTATTAAGTACTTGGTACAGTTATTGTGGAGCCAGTCATCATGATCTAATTCGGCCAGTATTTCACCCGAGCAGAGCATAGCAGCTCTATATTTAGCCTCCCCAATTACTCCTCCTGATTTCTTTTTAAACTCATGAACCTTTATTCTGTGGTCAGATGATTTTAATATCTCTAAAGCCCTGGATGTTTCCTTGCAATTAGGTGAGTCATTAACTATTATCCATTCCCAGTCATCATTAGTTTGCGTTAGTAACGAATGGTATGCGTGGTATATTCCTGACTTAGTATTATAGGCTGATGTGAAGTAACTAATCTTAGGTCTGTGACTACAAAGAATATAGTTCATTGCTACTTTATATCCTATATCACCAGCCTGCTCTTCTTCTTCTTTAGATAGGTCTACCCATCTTTTTCTTACATCTGGGTTGTACGTACATAATTGATCACACTCAGCCCATGAGCTCTCCGTTGTAATAATACAATCCGGATCAAAATCTATAATTGACGAGCCAAGTTGGTCATCTTCGCATCGCTTAACTATTAAGGAATCATCCTCATAGTCATATACTTTTTTAGATTTAAATACCGGTGAGTTATCACCTATGTACAGTATTTTAGGAACTGATGAGTTTTTTTTTACTTTGAGCTTATCTTCAAGCTTATTATAGTAGCATAGCTCCTGATTTATAAAAAGGAATTGATCTGGTATGGACCTATGTATTTTTTCTATAAACTCACCATCTCCGCAGTAACCAGCTTCGAACTTAGCGTATTGTAAGATATCTGGATGAAAAGTATACTGAGCCAGATCTATCTTACTAACTACTGTATTTTCTGTAGAAGCTACTCTCACATAACCATCATTACATAGCTGATCATAAACAAACACTGACTTGTTTGGATTAAGCGATATAAGCTCCTCTAGTGTATTAAAGTAATTAGGGTGTACAATGTTGTCATCGTCAATTAAGATCGTGTACAGGTACTTATTATCGTTTATAACAGTATTCATCTGAGGGTATAGGTATGACCCTTGTTCTCCCCAAAAAAATCTATACTCAGCACCCACACCGGTGAGCCATCCAAGAACCTCTACATCGATTTCATTAATTGCATTGGCATCGAATACAACACTCCACTTAACAGATTGGTATCCATTAAACGAAGCGTATATATCCTTAAGTGCACTAGGCCTAGTACATCTAGTGATTACGTGAAATAGCATATGTTTTTGTTTGTGAGTTATTCTTTCTTACTGAAAACTTGAAGAAGTTGCCCTTTGGCTAAGATAGATAGAGACTCGCTGTCCTTAATAAAATTCTTAATAGTGAGCTGATCTGAGGTGTCTAAGTCAATAATCTCGCCTTTATTTAAAGATAGGGCCCACTCTAAAAACTTAATAGCATCTCCTTTGGTTTGCTGTACTAATGTATTTGCTAATAGCTTTCCTGCGTTAGCATTTTCAATTGGCTGGCCATCTAAATCGGTCAGGTTAAAATTAAAATCTAATTTCATGTAATATTAATTATTGTTTACCCTACAAATATAACAATATAATCTGTAATTGCAAATTATTTATTATACTTCTTCTTCCTGTGGTGGATCAGGAGTTGGTTCTTCTTCTGGGATAACTTGATCTTCCTCTTCTATAATTGGATCAGGCTCTATCACTGGAGGTACATAATCCCCTGTTATGGTTAGATTAAGTTTTGAGGCTATAAAAATCCAGGCAGTATCGTCCTCTTCCCAAGCCTGATAATCCTCACCATCCATAGTAATATTACCTTGAGCTAAGTTCTGCATTTCAGCTGAAAGTATTGAATAATAAAATACAGCTGATGTGCCTAGTGTTACATTTACTGCATATGCGTTTAGTAATACGCCATTTTTAGTTTGTCCATTATCCCAAATTGAGATTGATTCTATTGTTTTCATGTTATAAAATTTTAGTTATTGCTACTCTTGAATTATAATTAATACCTCCAACCGTTACAAGTGATTTAATAGTTAAAGTTGTTGCATTCTTTATATTTAATGCTACTACATCTTGACCCTCGCCATTTGCGCCATTCGGTGTAGT